GAACATTAAATCCTGCTTGCTCGAAAGCTTTTTTATACCAAGCTGCCTGAAGATCATATTGGTATTTTTTAACAGAATTTAAAAAAGACTTAGGCTCTACGCTTTGCGTAGTTTTGTAGTCTATTATGTCTATAGTTTTAGAGTCGTGTGGCTGAGAGACTGGAAAGCGTATGACATCTGCTTTTACTTTGCACAGTAATCCGTTTTCTTCCCAATACAAAGCTCTCTCGTATGGATAATTAAAACAATCAGGATATTCATTTTCTGAAGGGTGTAGTAGTTTATCTGCTTCAGGTATCAAACTATTTTTCATATTATATATAGTTTCTTTTTCCGTATTTGTTATAACGGTAAGTCCTCTTTGGGTGTATTCTGCTCGTAGGTCTTTATTTGCATTTGTATAGGGCGAGCCTACTAAACAAGCAACGTCTTTTACGAACTGCGATTCTCCTTCGACTATTAAAGAATGTGCTGCTGATCCAAATCTTAGAGCTGGAGTATCTTCTATCTCTTCATTTAAAGCATGGAGTTGTGAAACTCCGAAACGTCTTATTGTGGACGAAGAAACTCCTGGACCATTATGATAAATCTGATTTGATAAATCAGTAAAATATAAAGCATTTCCTAACACTACATGATCGTGCTTCTCTAAAGTTTCAGGAACTATCATCTTTGTTATCCTTTGGTTTAGCTTGCAAGATTCTCGAAAACATTTGCGTAATATGTTGCGAATATTCGGGTGGCAACTTGTTTAACTCTGTAATCAAGTTCATAAATTCAGTAGTAGCATTGTGAGTTTGATACTCCATATGCTCTAGCGTATTAAGATCGTTAATATCTTTATTTTTAATATTTTCTTTAATAAGTTTACTCATAGTATTTGATATATTACATAATGTAGTATAATATGTCTACAAATAGAGTAATTTATTTTAAGGAAATCATTATGAGTAGATTATTTAATCAATATTATTTCGATATCGTTGATGACGAAATAAAATGTAAAGCTTTTGATGAAGCATGGAAATTTGGTTGGGATAGTGAACAAGAGCTGGCTGACAAATATGCTGAGTTTTATCAAGAGAAGTCTGGTATAGAATTAGATAAAAGTGCTAGACGTGAACACATTAATCTCCTTATGACTGCACATGGGTACGAGTCAACAGATTATGGTGTTTAACTTGCCGGGCGCACGTTTATAGTGGAGCTAATTCTCCGCTCTTTCTTTCAGGCGCCTCCTTACTAGCAACAGAGGGGCTAGTCGGCACAACCCTCTGCTTTTATTATATAGGATTATAAAATATTGAAAAATAATATTAATGACGACATTATTGTGCTACATTTAGTACATGAAAGTAATAAATATGGACGATCATAGACCACCGGCTTCGCCGTCAAAAATAGCTAAGATAATTAGTGATGAAATAGATAACAATAATAAAGAGGGCATAGATGAAGTTCAAAGCTGTATTTGGGCTTTAAGTTATAGCATTTCAAGACTGGTACACGCCCAAAAAGATATTAGCGCAACAGTAGATACAATAGACGTTATCTTTTCTCAATATGCAGATCCAAGTGTGTATCAAGATCTATATGACACACCACCTGACACAGACAGCGGTTTATAATTTCTAAGTAGTATTTTTGTCAGTTTTTGTCAGACTTTTCTTGTCGTCGCAAACTCTTATAGACAAAGGCTTTGACAATAAAATCATTTTTTTCATTTTTGTCAGAGAACTAGATCAAAATCTATATTAAGTAAAAATTTTTCTTGACGATATAAAATATTATGTGTTACTGTTATCACTATACACCTTTAGAGAGTGTAGAGGTCGGGCGTTTCTGTAGGGCCAGATTAAGCGCCCATACTTTACACATACATTCGGTAACACTATAATCACAATATGCCTGGCACAGACAAAAAAGGTTTCGAGCCTTTATTAGATACAGCTGAAGATCCTGCTATCGAGTTTTTCAATTTATCAAACAAACTTAATCGCAGACAAAGAGTTTTTGTCTGGAATGTGGTTAATAATCCACAAATGAGTTATGTCGAAGCGGCACGTAAGTCGGGCTATAAAGACGCTAGACAGTCGGCTTATAAAAATTTAAATCATCCTGAAGTTAAGAAAGAAATAAACTATTTGATGGGTGAGGTGAGAAAGAAGTATGAGTTAAACCAAGAAAGAGCTGTCAAAGATCTATACGACATTCGGGACAAAGCATTAGAGTCGGGATCTTATAATGCTGCCATAGCTGCCCAAAACAGTTTATTGAAAGTCGGGGGGTTAGTGGTTGACAGAAAAGAGGTAAGATTTGGTAAAATTGATCAAATGAGTAGGGCAGAAATAGAAAACAGACTAAAGCAAATTATGGGAGATGTTGTTGAAGGTGAATTAGTAGACGATAGTTCACTTAAATCTTCTGTCGTCAACGAAGTCCAAGAAGATGCCCCACAAGATAACGAAGAAGATTAAAAGTTCAATCATACGCAATCGTATTGGCCATATCTCTTTTTAAATTCTTCATACAATTCTGGTATGTCTAAGTCTTGATCTTCGTTAAAGTTTTTACGTTCTTGTAAAACTTTGCGTATGTAGATTTCAAAATTGGTTTGAAAATTACTTTGTTGATCGTATTCAAATTTTATAATCTCTCCTAGCATATCTAACTCCTCACTCAGTTATGTCGTTAAGTGGTAATATATCACAAATAAAATAAAAATTAACTTGATCTCTTTTGTTTGAGTTTTTGTATCGCAGATAATAATTCTTTGTCTGGATCATCTGGTGTATCACACTCTGCATAAATTTCACCTGGTATAGTTTCAAGTGCGTTATATAATTGATTTATTTCTTCTTGTGTAAATTTAATTGTTTTCATCACCACCCCTTTTGTTTCCATTCTTCATACCAATCAACAACATCTCTTATCTTTACTACATCATGGTTTATATCCCAATAGTCTGCATCAGAAGAATATCCCATTTCTATTTTTATTTCTTCTGCCTCTTTGCTTGTATGATCTAAATTACCTAGTTCATTTAACTTATCAGACGACCATTTATAAAAATCTTTGAACTTTTTACTCATTATTCACCTCATTCCAATATTCATCTAAGACTGCTACACTATCTACACTTTTCCAATCAATCTCATGCTCTGTAGTAATTTGAAAAGTTTTTGTAGTTCCATCTGTATAATAAATATCTAATTCAGAGTGTTTAATTGAATAATAATCTACTTTATCCCAATCAATACCCAACTCTTCTAAGTCAAATTCTATCGTTTGATGATATGTTGCTCGTATGTATTTAGGCTTACTCATGCTTCCTCTTCTATTTGCCATTCTCCACACCAACCACAACTGTAATCAAAGCCATATTCACTTGATTCAAAAGGCAATGCTTGATAAGTCATTTCTCCTTTTTTATCGCATTTGATACATTTAAAGTTAGTTCCATTGTCTAAAAGGTTGCCAACCTTTAACACATCTTTAATTGTATATATATCACTCATCATTCATATCCTATAATTTTTTATGATGATGTTGCCAATACAATAAAAATTTTTCTAGTGTTTCCAAATGTTCTGAAATCTTAGTATCTTCTTTTATGTAATGAACTCTATCAGCAATTATGTTGTCAATTTCTGTATAAGCCTTTTCCAGCTTTTGTAAATCGTCTGTTAAAAAATTCTTTAATTTACTCATTCTTCCTCCTTATCTATTCCACATTACAGGAATAGTGTATAGGTCTTTATTGCTAGTAGCTAAAGCCCCACCATCATTACCTTCATCATCACACATTGGAAAAATCCATGTGCCATCTGTAAATTCAATTACCAAAGGAATCTTATTCCAACCCATTTCCTCAGTTTCAGCTTCGGAAAGGTATTCAATTTTTTTAATAGTTTTACCTACTAAAAATTTAGAGATTTTGGTTTCCCAATCTTTCGTAATATTCTTTTTCATTCTCCCTCCTTATCTTTGCAGTAATTCAATATCAATTGCCTCCAGTTATATCTACCATCTTTGTCATATACGGGATCAGGATCTTCCCATGAAGATAAAATGCCATGGATTCGGTCTGCAACACAATCATTTG